GTGACTTGCAAGTTTCTTTCCTCCAGCTACTGCTGCTTTTGCTGCAGCAAAGTCAGCTTCATACTCGGCACTGTACTCTTCTTCACCATCATGTGGCCAGTTTTCTTTTAACTGTCTTGAGTTAGTAGTAAGTTTGTTCTCTACTAAGAACTTTTTTAAATCAAATGTTTTTTCCATTGTGTTTGTGTTTGTGTTTGTTTTACGTATCTTTGGTACCCTTCTTCTATTTTCTGCTAAAGCTACTTCAACTGGTTTTTCCTTTCCAGGTGCTTTCTTTTTTCTATTAAATTTCTTATCAAATTCTCTTCTTAACTTCTCTTCACCTTTTCTTAAAGCCATTATATCTTTTCTCATCTGCTTAACAGCTTTTTGATCAATATGCTCTGCATTTTCTCCCTCTTCCAAAGATGTTACTTTTTGTTCTAAAGCATCAGCAATATTTTTCATCTCTTCCATTTTATACTTGTGAGACTGTTCGTTTGTGCCGTACTCGATTTCTTTCATAATTTCGTCAACATTCTTTCCTTTATACTTCTCTAAAGGATTTTCAGCAACCAAATCTTCTCCTTCTGTAGCTATTGGTGTAAGTCTCTGAATAGGTCTTCCCATTGCTTGGTCAACCATTTCTACTAATCGTTTTTCTCTACCTGTCATTTTTGCTTCATTTAATCCCAGTTTTTCAAATTTTAGTATAGAGTTTGCTAGGTATCTGTCAAATTCTGTTTTGGTTCTAAGTGCTTTTATTGTCTGTAGAATTACATCTTTTGATTTAACTTTAGAAGGTTCGATTAAATCGACGATTATTTGTTTAGCTTTACCCAAGTCCTTCTCTGCCCATGCTTGTTGTGCTACCTGTATCAGTTTTGACGGTGGTACAAAATCTTTTGCTTCATATACGGTATTCATATCGTCTTCGTCGTATTCTGCAGCATCTGCATGTTCACCACAACTTGAGCATATGTCTGTATCATCTGCAAATTCTGCTCCGCAACAATCTGTTGGAGTACCGTAGTCGTCGTATTCTTCCCTAGGTAAATTTTCTTCGTGGTTATTTGCAATCCACATCCCTATCCTACTTTCGTGAGACTCGTTAATCGTTTTTGAATTTCTAGTCAGCTTATTTTCTGTAAGAAATTGCCTTAAATCAAATTTATTTTTCATTATTTACCTTTAATTTGTTATAAATAGTTATATTATACTAAACCACTATTATCTCCCTATATATTCGATCCAAAGATTCTAACATGTTTTTAGAAACCTTGTCAGACAGTTCTGCTTTGCTTTGCTCTAGTATTGGAAAGTCTACAGAAACTGTTGTCCCTTTTGTAACTCTTCTAATAAAATCTGGTGATATATTTAAGTACTTACTTTTTATATCAGCTTCTATCAGTTTTTTATTGTTGTGGTCTAATAGATTCCAACCTGATTTGCTTCCTTTTCCCGTTGTTGGTACTACTTTTCCCCTGTTAAAGGTTTCTAATATCTCGTCGTAGTCAAACTTATGTGTATGAATTGTAATACGTTCCAATAACCCAGACTGTAAATTTACCTGTTTTTCTACCCAAACAAAGAACTCTCCATTATCATCTCCTGAAAGTTTCTTTGCTACTGCTTCTAGTCTTAGTTGTATATCTGAAGTAAAAACCGAAGCTTCAAGATCCTTAACAATCTGTTCAGATAGAAAACTATTTTCTTTGAAGTGGTTAGCCAACTCTACAGCCTTACCGTCGTTTACCCCCTTTTCTGACCCCAATCCTATCTTATTGGTACCCGATGTTGTTTTAAGGCTAATTCTGTGTCCGTTTACAATTAAATCTGTCAGCCCTTGTCCTGCTCCTTTATGTACTGTTTCTATTCCTTCCCTTAAGAGAAGTTTAGTAAGAAGTACTTCAGAAATTGTTCCTAAAGAATTTGGATCGAATAACATAAATACTTTTAAGTACTTGGCATAGTCTTCTCTAATATCTGCGAAGGCTTTCCTTAAAAACAAGACATCTTTTTGAGTAGCAGTAGCCCTAGTCGTACCCGTATCTTCTCCTACGTTAATCCCGTATTCTCCATATATCTCCCCTAAGATCTTTATGTCCCCTATACTAGATGTATCTGGGTATCCTTTCTCACATCTATACGCCCATTCTACTAAAATTCTATCTACTACGTTCATATAACTTTTTGTATCTTTTTATAGCCCTTTTGGTGTTTCTTCTGTTGCGTCTGTTGTTTCTTCTTCCCCTGTTGAAGGAGCTTCTGCTGCGAATGGGTCTGCTTCCGGTGTCAATTCTGGTGCTAATCCACCTGTTGGTGCTGCAGGATCACCAAACTGTTCGCCTCCTAATTCACTGTCTGGTTGTTCTTGATTCGTATCAATTGGTCCGTTTATAAGTGTATCGTTAAGTTTATCTAAAGCTTGTTGATATGTTGATACGGTTCCTAAGTAATAGTTCTTACCTCCTATCTGTGCATTAAAGTCTTTACCTAACCATTTTAAGTTAAATGTTTGTCCATTTTTTAGTACAACCGTAAAAGTTGATGGCTTAGGTGCAACCCACTTAACATCTTGAACAAACTCACCAAACTCTGATGTAAGAAGTTTTTCTAGTGTTTTCTTAACTGTTGGGAACTTCCCAAGTATCTCTTGAGTGGATGTTTTAAGAACAGGTATTTCGGGAGTTTCTACCAATACCTCTGCATATGCTTCTAACATTAGTTGTTTCAGCTCTGATCCTTTTATTTTTCTCTCTACTATATCTTCTCCCGGTTTGTAAGTAGTGTTATACATTCCTGATAATCCTCTTAGTTTATCTAATGCGTAATCAACTCGCATCATATCGTCTGCATATTTATTTCCCAACTCATCATACGATAAACCTCCCATATCCTCTAATCCAGCTTCGGATTCCATTTCCATCTCAAGTCTTTTCTTTTCTTTTTCTAAAACCCTAATCTTAGCTTCCTTATTTTTAATAATACGGGGTGAGTAGGGTTTTGGTGTGTCCTTTGCTTGCTGTCTGTCAAAATCATCATGCTGTTTTCTAAACATCTTATCAGCTCTTAATCTTACTGCAATCGGTTCGTTTATATCTCCACCACTTTCTGATATGTACTTCCCTACTTGAGATTCGTCATGTTCAGGTTCCATTTCTGCTTGATCGTCATATTCTTGATCAGTTGGTTCGGTTACGTATTTTTTTAATATTGTTGCAAGATTCTGTTCTAGTTCTGGTGTAGGAATACTAACTGTATTTCCCTGTGTTACTAGGAAGTCTGACAGTCTTTCCTCCTTTCCCTCTGGGGATTCCATTTTTATATCTTTAGTTTCTGGGTATAGTTTAAACTTAAATACATCATCTCCCCTATCGTTACCATATATTACCCGTATGTTAAAAGCGTTAACCGCTACATTCGACTGTTTCATAGAGACAACCTCATCACCCTCGGCTCTCATTACTTTTAGTAGTGATTTTACTACCTTTTTAGCTACTGCTTCAGATTCTTCAGAAGCATACTTTCTTACCTCTTCCTTTAGTTTCTTTCCGTCACCTGTTTCAATTTTCTTGATATCGCTATTGTCCTTTAGTGCTGATAATTCACTATCTGATTTATAATCAAGGGTTTTACTAGTTCCGTCGGAAGTTGTAATAAAAGCTGTTTTTTCTCCAGATTCTTGAATACGTTTCTTTAATTGTTTCATATGTAATGTTCTATGTGTATATTGTTCTATAAATAAATAGTTACCTTTTCCTACTTACCCTGCCCTTTATAGAGTTTTTTATAGTTTTTTGAGGTTACTAGGGTTGATGTTTTTGATTTTGAATGAACTCCCGGTCTTGATTTCTGTGGTTTTATTACTTTTGCCATCTAGTTTTTATATAAATATGTCTAGTCCTGTAAATGTCTTTTAGCGTGTAGTAGAAACTCTTGGAGCTTTACTGTCATATCTGCTCTAACCTTACTGTTGTTGTTATTCCAGTCCTCTACATCTCCCTGTTCCGTTACGAAAGTATTTGCAGTATTCATGCTTTCTAGAATATAATCTTCAACATCTTTTAGGAATGCCTTAAGTCCACCCCTAATCATAGAACTTTCATATGCTTCGTACAAACCTGATTTCCTTAATTCAGCTTCGTACTCCACTGTACAGGGATCAAAACAAAATCCATGTATACCGTACATCTTCTTAGCCATCCAGTGTTTCATTGGTCCACTACATTTTGGACACCTTAATGGTATTCGTAATGCACTTTTAGCTAAATCCAATTTTGTAATATTCTGTCTAAGTCCGTTTTTAATGGTCCAGCTTCTCCCACTTTCTTCCCAAATCTCCCCTTCCTTACGGGCCGTATGAGATTTTTGATAGCCAATACCTTCTACTGTCTTGCCTTGAAAGTTTTTTGAAATAAGGTTCCTTGCCCTTGCAACATCTCTCGACTTAAAGTCCTTGATTAGTAAACTCTCCTGTGCCATATTATACGTAGTATTTTTTTAATTGCTCTATGATTGAATGTACTTCCCCGTCTTTACACTCTAATGCTATTCCTCCTTTTGCTCTCCACTCTAAAATGTTAGATGGCTTATCATCTATTAGGATACTTGTACTATTTGAAAACTCCTGCTTCTCTTCAGATTTTCTAAAGATTATTTCTGAAGGAGAGGGGGATAGGTTCTGTCTTACCCACATTCTTTTTCCTAATCTTGAAGAATTATTATCAAAGGGAGAAGACAGTATTTTCGGTTGATAAGGTGCTATAGAGTCCCATAGTTGTTTTCCGTTTGACATCCACGGCATCCCTGTCCAAAAATCTTCTCCGTATTGTTCTACAAATTTTGCAAGCTCTTCTTTACCAAATCTTGCTTCAAAGTGCTTTGGTCTTGTTATATTTTCTAACTCTACCTTCGTATAGTACTTTTTACCTTCTTTGGCAAGCATCTCTAAAAATCTTGCTTCGAAGTTCGTAAGTACACCGTCCATATCACAGTACAGTGTATATTTTGGTGTAAAATCTTCTTCTGTTAATAATAGTTCTACTAAACTTTTTATCATAACTTTTTATAAACTATAAAGGCCGTTTGATTCCCAATGCTGGTAATCTCTTTCGCCATACTGTTAATACTTCTTGTTTCCCTTTTGGTGTTAGGCCTACTAAATCTAGATATTTATTTACTACTTGAGCAAAAGGTACTTTTTGTTTTTTAGCCCTAAAAAGAAGTCCCTGTATATTTGCATCTACCTCCTTATCAAGTACTAGGTAATCTGCTTTCCCCTTTCTACTTCCTTTCCTTGCTCTCCGGTTTGCTGAATCCCTTTCTTCCTGTTGGTCCGCCATTCCCTTTGAAGCGACGGATACTCCTCTCCCTATAGTCTGGGTTAGGTGTTCTATTTCATGTCTTATAATGTCCTTTAGTGTCATTGATAATTCTTCCCAGTGGTTAGGAAAAAGTGTTGGATCTATTTCCATTTCTATAACGATAAAATCTTCATCTTTTTTATACCCGGCACCTGTGGTTCCAAGTACTACCATGTTACCTGTACCGGCTTCTGTAAATAATGTAGCTTCTACAGTAAAGGTTCCGAACTCAGCTTCTATACCTACTTCTACGATAGTTGCTACTTCTTCTCCCTCTTCAATCTGTTTTTTCCATGCACGAAAAACTAGTGAAGAAACTCTGTTAGATATTGCATCGTACCTCCCTTCCATTAACGTTTCCTTTTTACTGTCTTGATTTTTTACTGTATCTTCCCAATTCCTAAAATACCTATTGCCCATTAGGTATGCTTCGTCTTCTATTTTTTGAAGATGATCATCCTCCGTTGTATTATCTGTTGTTATTTTCCCCAATCTTCCCTCTATAGTCTGTATGTGGTGTATCATTTCGTGGCAAAAAGACCTACAAACATCTTTCGGTAACCTATCTAAAACGTAGAGTACGAGTTCTTGACTGTTTGGGTCATAATATGCTGTTTTACCAAAAAAGCTGTCTAACTGTTCAGGATCTTTCTTTATTTTTATATCGGGTAGAGGCATTATATTTGCCCCCTGTTCCACCATATACTCCAATATTGATGCAAGATATGGAAGATAATTAAAATCCGCTTCTCCCTCTTCAACATCTTCAACTATTCTTGTTTGGTAAGGTGTATAGTCTGAACCTATTTCATCAGGTCTCTTTATTCTTATCAGTATTCTGTCCTGTTGAAATTCTAGATTATACTTTTCCGTATCTACTGTTTTTTTAAGGTCATTGTAAAATACTATTAGTTCCTCCCTTTCTGATGAAGGAATTATTGATGTTGATGCTATTGGTGTTAGTTCGTCTAACCTCTGTTCCGGCTGTTCTTTTTTATTGATTATATTTTCAAGTACAGTATCAATTGTTTCTAACATTCTACCTTCAATTGAAAGCTCTTCCTTTGGTGTTACTATGTTAATCACTTTTTGCTTATCTTCTTTGGATAGTACTGTTGGAATCCATTTACCTGAAATCATATATTCTTTTGACTTTCTAATTTCTGTTGCTGAGAATTTATCGTCCTCTTTTGACACTATTACTGGTAGTTCTATAATCTCCACTTTTCCGTACTTCTCTTTATTTTTGTTAAAATAACTAAATTTATTTTTTTCATCAGGCATAGTACCTGTTATTATCTTATCGACGATATCTACATTATCTTCAGCCCATTCGTAGACATCTCGGATAGGTGTGATAGCACTTATCTTCACTGTAGTGGGGGTTACAATGTACTCGGCATATATTTCCCAAACAGCTTTTGACTGTTCAGCTGTTATTTTTACACCTTCTCTAACTTTTGGACCTACAAAAATAATAAGTTCATCTGCTTGTTCAGATAGTATTTTTGCATTTTCAAAGTGAGCCTTATGTGGGGGCTTAAATCCTCCTGCATACAGGGCAACTACTTTTTGTTGATCTTCTAAAGCTTCTGCGAGTGTCTGTGATACTTTCTCCAATGCCGACTCTTTATTTGTTCCCTTTGGTGTTCCAACCTCTCCAGACTTAACCGTTATCATTGATTTAAAGACTCCTACTACTCTCTTTTTTGATCTTGAGTTTTGTAGATTCCTTGAAACACTGTCTAACATATCTTCAAAAGAACCGTCTATATTGTACTTTCTAAACAATATTTTAATAAGTCCCCAGTTTGCCGTAGCCCAAATCTCCTCTCTTGATACTTCTTTAAAGTTATCGAGTTTTACTTTTCTTAAGGTCAGTTTTACAGATGATAGATTAAATTCTAATTCTTCCCCTTTTTTAATTTTTGGCAAACCCGTAATACCCATTCTATTAAAAACCTCTCTGGGCTCTTCTTCCAGTAGTATTACTTTTGCAAGCCCTATTAATAGCCCTTGCTTTTCAGCTGGTAGATCTAGAAAAGATTCCTTAAACGTATACTCTTCCTCTGATAGTGCTACAATGTTGTCTATCTGAATAAATTCATTTTCCTTTCCCACTACTGGGTAAAGAATTGATATTAGTTCCCCTGAGTTATAATGTCTCTTCCCTAAATTCTTTTCTGATTTAAACGGGACAATTACATCTTGCGGTAAGGAGCTTATTTTAGTAATAATTCTTTGCTTTACCTCTCTCTTATCGTTACCTTCAAACCAGATTACCAAGTCTAAATCTCCGTAGTCCGGTTTTGACAGGTTTTTTGTTGAACCAGACAAGGTAGCTTTTTTAAACCCGGGGATGGTTGACAATACTTCTTCCACATACCTATTAAAGGTATTTCTAACATCTTGTTTTTCTATTCTATTACCACCTGCTACACCGCTCATCTATTCTGTTTTATATTTGTAGAGATTTGAATCTCCAGGAAGAAACTTTCCTTTTAGTCCTAATCTTTCTCTATTATTAATCCAATACTGTTGTAGGTCTTCCGGTACGTCGCACCTCGTACTGTCTAGTATTTTTAGGTACGTATCGTAAACTCCATGTAAATCTACATAATTTAAAGACAGTCTTAAAGCTTCCGTTATACTAAAATAGTCACCCACTCTTTCTCCATCTAAGTCTAAGCCATATAAATCGTTTAAGAGTTTTACTGCCTGTTCTGGTTTGTTTGCTACAATTTCCTGAGTTTCTTTATTTTTAATCCCGTAATTGTGAGAAAATGTATATCCTTTATGTGAAAAAAGAGATACAAGTAACTGTGTCCTATGTAATCCTTTTACGTTTCCTTTATATGTTGCTGAATGATAAGAGAATACAAGCCAATCAATATCCCCTATGTTTATGTCAATCTGTACATTATCTCCTACGGTTTCTCCTTTAGAATTATACTGTGGAAATAATAAGAATAGTGAACCTGTTCCCGAACCTTTCATATCAGCTAAAATCTCCTTATCTGCTTGTTGAATCTTTTCAACTATCCCCACAATAATTGCCCTCTTCCTAAGCATTATGTCTGTGGAGGTTCTAGCTCTCTTCTTAAATCCATTGAAAAGTTCTGTTATGTGTTCTTCATCTAGTCCCCAATCACCAATGTCTTTAAGAGACTTCTCAGATAAAGCTAGATCAATGTCGCCAGATATGTCCTTCTTTCCCACGGACCCCAAAGTCTTAATAGTGGATAAGTGTGCTTCGACTTTTGGAAAAATCTGCTTAAACTGCTTAAAGAATTCTCTTAATGTTGGTTGTATATCTTCCTTTTTAATTGAAGCTGTGTTTCCGAATACGTTTCCTCCCATTGTGTTACTTTTTTTTAAATATAATAATAATATTTAGTATCAACAACTTTTTCTTAATAAATAGTCTTAAAGTTTTATTGATGTTGGATATGAATTAAAAATAGGTTCTGTTGTTGGATTTTCCATCTCATATAACCTATATATTAACTTAAACATTTCAAAGTTTTCTTCTACCCTATCTATTACTTTTAGTTCCCAACCCTTACCGTAGTACTCTCCAGGTTTTTTACCTTCTGATCTTCTGGATGATTTAAGCCATAATATTGCTGTTCTTTGAATTTTAATTCCTTTTGTTTCTTCTATTGACTTTGCATATGCAGCTAACTGCAGTTCGTGAGATTTGTGAATAGCTGTTGATGTTTTGAAATCTATTAACCATGTCTCTCCGTCAATTTCACAAACATAGTCACATGTACCTGCATACTTGTGTATGTCTGAAAATGTAAATTCTTCTGTAAATATTGTTTTTGGTTTAGTTACTTCCCAAAACTTCTTAAACTTAATTATCATCGACCAGACCAGTTCATTATACTTTGCATTACCATAATCATCTAACCAGTCTAACTCCTCTCCTTTTATTAATGCTTCAATTGCATTATGTACCTGTGTCCCTTCGTCCCCAGCTCTCCTCATTATTATGTCTGAGTTATGTCCAACATCTTTAATCCAGGTCTCAAAAAACTTACCCTTTGGCATGAATGATAGGATTGAGGTAACTGAAGGATAGTAAACCCCTTCTGATCTTTGATAAACACGGCGATCTAGAAAGTTAATCTGTTTAAGTTCCGGTTTAAAGTCCAACCTCTTTTTTGCGTGTTCCGATAAAACGTTTGTTCCTTTTTGAATCATATTAATTTAGTTTATACTGTAAGAGTTTCCCAAAGGTCATCTCCTCAGCCTCTTGTATCTGACAGGTAAATTTTTCAAATCCCATCTCACTCGGGTCTTTATCTTTCATATTAATAAGGTAGACCCTTTTACCCATGTTTAAAAACTGTTCTGTATACTCTAATGCCTTCTTAAAAGCATCCTTGTCTAAAGCAATGTAAATGTCTTCAACTTTACTTTCTACTAGTTTTAACAGTAGTGCTTTTGATATTGTTTTTCCCTGTATTGGAATTACATTCCTCTTAACTGCCATTGCATCAAACATTCCCTCAACCAGTATTACGGGCTGGTTCCAGTTTATCGTACTTTCAAACACAACGATATCTTTCGAGATTTCCGGATTCCTGTATTTGTGGAATGCATTCTCGAAAGTTCTAGCTGTAAAAAAATTTAATTGATTTGCTTCGTTGTAAGACGGTATAATAATCCTTCCTTCGTATTCCCCTTTTGTACAATATCCTATATTATATTTTAAGAAGTCCCTTTCTATAAAGCCTCTACGGTATAGGTACTTTCTAACCTTGTTTGCTATAATTGATGTTTGGGATGCTTGATATAGTGGTTGAAACTCTTTTGGTAAATCTACTACCTTATCTGGAGCATAATACTCTTCTTCTCCCTTCCCAATATACTTAAGTATTTCATATGCTTGACTTTTGGGTACTTCTATCTGCCTCAGTAGGGACCTAATTGTTTTTCCTTTAAGTCCACATACCCAGCAAGCAAAAGCGTTTTCTCCTTTTTCATTCGTATGAAAGTTTACTTCTAATTTAGGTTTGTCGTGATTACATTTAGGACAGTTAAATGCATAGTTATCCCTTGCTCTTTTAAATGACTTTCCTAATATATTCTCAATAAAACCTAATAGTATTGTATTGGTCATAACCCTAATGTAATAAAAAAAGCTTGAATAAACAAGCTTTCTTTCAATTATTTTATGTATCTTTATACTAAACGTCTATTACCTTTACTCGACCCTTACTATCCTGCATTATATTTTGCATTCTAATTGATCCTCCCGTGCCTTCTAGGTCTGGGTATATCCCCAACTCCTCTGCTTCTTTTTTTATATTTTCTATGGGAACTTGAGCTTCGGTACCCGTATAGGGGTAGAGTAGTTGCATTTCTATTGTTCCTAGGTTACTACTGTAGACAGTAACGCCGTGTATATATGCGAAATATTTTGTTTTTATTTGTAGAATCTGTTGTGCATCTTCCAACTCCTCTGAATCAGTTGTAACTTTAAATACTCTGCTGTTAAGTTCTAAGGCAGTTCCATACTCTCCCGAATCAATAATAGTCGCACCCTCTTTTATTAGGTCGTCTACAACTACACTAAACTCTTTGGATGGTTGAATAACTTCTTTTAGTAACGTCACTGTTATTATAGCTATATTTCCTTGGCAGTAAATGATTTTGCACCCCTTGGAAGAGACTGTCCATAGTCCAGTTTTACTTCCCCTGATTTTACTTTTTCAATCGCTTCTTCTTCTGAATTTGCTTTAACCTTAACATCGCCCATTTCTTTTTCATCCCCACTCTTACCGTATCGGTACCAGAACTCTACCCTATATTCCTTTTCTTTAGCCTCGTATATCGGTTTTTTTCCTTTTGATACCTTTTTAGTTTCTCCTTCAGAATCTTCTTCGGGAGTTTCTTTCGCCATCTTTGTTAGTATGTTTCTGAAGTCTTCAGTGGTTCCTCCTTTTGTTTTTCCCCCCGGGGAGTATTTCGAATACCCCTGTAGATTTTCCTTTATTAGTCTTATCAGTTCCGATCTTTTCATTGTACCTTCTTTATTGTTAAGTATAGTTCTCTTTTTATATTGTTTCTTTTTGGGCCAATGTTTAACCTGTCTCTAACATGTTCTCAATATCTCTCCCATAGTATAATAACTTTTTTAATAACAGATAAGTAAATACTATTCTCTCTGTCAATTACACTATACAAAATCCTTTCTATAGAATTTTCCTAGAATATTATCGTTAAAGTATATTGAATCTACTTCTAATACTTCATTTATAAATAGGTATTTAGTTTCGTAATAGGTTAGTAGTTTCTTACTCGATACAAAGATAAGTATTTTTCTATCAAACTCCAACTGTTTTCCTTCTTTTATTAGTTTTTTTATCTCTAAATTTGACCCGTAATAGGTTTTCCAATCTGTTTCCCTCCTAACAACCTTCTTCTTACTTGATCTCCTATCTGTAAGTAGTATTAGCTCTTTTTTACCTAAAGCTTTTTTTTGTACAGATATAAGCTGTTTTCTTCCTAGGTACTTTTTACCTGTTGGAATATGTGTTACTTCATATATAAATCCGAATGTTGATTCTGGCATATCTATTAACTCTGCTACTTCTATACCTTCGTATTTCCACATTAGATATCTATTTTAACTACCATTGTCATCTCAGTATTTGCAGATTTTGGTACCGGTTGTCCCAGTTTCCCGACTGCTATTAGTTCATTTACATCGTTGTAAAGTCCAATTGTTGTTATGTATGGTTGAAAGTCGATTCCAACTATGTTTATGTCTTTATCTCCTGTTAATAAACTACCGCTACTTTCGTATAGCTCTCCCTGATTATCGTAAGAACCTCTTACAGTTTTACTCTGTGCGGAAGGATTATATGTTGAGTTATATTCAAATTCCCCAATCCTACACCGGTAGCTGTGCGTGTATAGTCTATGATTTGACTTCCAGTTTAATTTATATATCCCCACCTCATCTATTATGTCTATATATTCTTGACTTGTTATAATACAGATTCCATGGGCGTAAATACTGTCACCTACGTATACTTTCGGAGAACTTCCAGATAGATACAATAATCCCTCACCGTCGTCCTGAATTACCGGTCTACTTCCTGATATTATATTTAATATTATGGAGAAAGAATTCCCCGGTTCTATATGTGTTCCGAATAAGTTCCTAGGTATTGAGTATATGTGTGAACCTGTAATAAGGTTTCTTGAGTTGGTGTTTTCTAGTGTAGTTTCGTAGTGATAGTCATAGGAATGTGAAACTATCTCACCCAGTATTTTAGTGGGGTAGTAAAGTTGCTGAAGACTTGTAAGGTAGCTACCCGTAGCTAAGTGCTTTTCTATTCCATAAGAAGTAAAATCACCTCCAGAGACTGACCATTCCTTTCTAGCAGTATGAACTGTTATAAAGGCGTCTTGCTTGTTTAGTTTCTTGTATGCACCCATTGTTCACTAGTAGTCAAGTTTTATTCGTAACAATGTTTCTTTTGTAAAATCTTTTAGTAAGGGTCTTGAAAGTTTTGCTACCCCTAAAAGGTCATTATTATCGTTATAAAGACCCACTGTAGTAATATAAGCTTGTGGACTATTAACCATTATACTGTGTCTCAGTTCTCCCGAACCTACAATGTTTGAAGGGTTTGTTGAATAGTTATATTCACTGTTCCTAACCCTAACAAATATGTAGTTCGATGAAACAGTCTCTTCTGATCTTAATAAAAAGTTTCCCCCTGCTACTATTGCGTTGTAAAGTGGTTTCTGATTTTGTCCGTCTACTGCAGATGCTTCGTTTATATTAAGGTTAAGTCCATATGCTGAAGGATCTTTAAAGGCATCTCCGTTTAATAATACTATACCTACGTCTGGTAAGAATTTTCCATAAGAACCTGAACTAGGGTGAAACCCTGTACCAAGGTATGCTGTTCCGTTTGAGCCACTTACTATATCATATACTCTTCCTACATCTAGGTATGAAACCGTACTTGAGTCTAAACTATTATCCGTTAGTCTTAGTGTATTACTGCCGCTTGTAAGGGTAAGGTTAAAACTCGCAGGGAGTAGTTTTTCTTTAAATCTCGCTCTACTGATAGAAAGTGCGTAGATAGACTTGGGTGTTATGTTTCCGAAAATAAAATTATTATTCTCATCTCCATTTACCAACGTTCTATACTGTCCATATACTATCGAAGAAGGAGATTTTCCAGCTATTCCCGATATCGGTAAAGAACCGCTTCCAACACTATTTCCATAGGCTATTGAAAATTGTACTTCTGCAGCTGGGTCGTTAGATCCTGTCTGATAAATATTGTAGTAGTATTTTCCCGATTCTAATACGGTCTGAGATCCTGTATGGAAAGATGTAAGGTTTGTAACCTGCCCTGTCCAAGCTGGGGCAACTATAGAATCAGCACTAATTGTAATATCTTCTTGGTCAAATCTTTTAAATGACATATCTTATTGTGTTACTTGTATAATAGTTAAGGGAATTGTTATTCTAGCTCCGGAATCTCTACCTATTACAGTGATTGTTGTTTGTAGTTGTGTACTTCCTCCAAAAAGGGTATTAACTGTTGTACCTGTTAGGTTAATTGAGGTTCCTATTACCGTTTTTGATACGTTGGTTCCTAAAGTAGTCGATGAATTTAAAGCTTTTACCTCCACTGTATTGACTCCTACTCCATTAAACGAACTAAGTACCCTAGCGTCTGCAATCGTTACTACGTATCCGCTAGATTCAAACGTATTAGAAGCTCCTAAGTAGTTTAATGTTTGTGGAGTTATTGCTAAAGATGCTCCTTGTTTTAATCTAATAGCTGCAAAACCTACATCTAATATCGGTAATCTTGCAGTACCTCTTGGTAGTGTTGTTAGCTTATATTTCATTATCTGATTCTCATCAGGGAAGGCTTCAAGTAGCGGCATTGCTTCTATTGCTTCTCCGTAGTATGCAGATCCGAGGTGATGGTTTGGATTATACAGAGTATAGTCTATTTCGTCATCTGCTAAGGCAAACTGTGTTATTTTAAAAGACCCGTCCCCTCTTGCAAGAAGTTCTCTTCCTTTCTTTGTTAGTATAGCATCTACCGTTACTACCGAATTGTTTAAGTATCCCATTACTGTTTTATTGTGTTTAGTTATAAATATATGTTTTTTTTATTTACCTTCCTAATAAGGTCTACGACGAAAGGCTTCCTGTTGCTGAATATCCTTCACGGTCTAGAAGTAGTATGTCTCCGGATACCTGTATCCACAGTTTACCTTCTTCTATAAATCGGACCCTGTTTCGTTCTAATTCAAAAACCCTACTAGTATTCTCTACTATACTAATTCTGTCTGTAAAAATAATTGTTGCTTTTGATGTATGCATTTCCCCCCTCAATACTGTTACTAGTTCCTGTGCGAACTGGTGATTAACTGCTACTACCTTTACTATTTCTTTAGGGACGGTTGTACCTTGAGTAACTATGTGTAGAAAGTCTCCTACCTCTACTCTAGAGTTACGAGGGAACGTTTCTCCAGTAAAGGGGATTAAGACTACTTCTGTTGCCGTACTACTGTATTCTTCAAAAGATTTAAACTCCGGAGTAACCTTTGGAGGAAGTGAAGGTGAAGGTACACCTATTTTTGAATCTTTTCCCGAAATATTTAGGTAATTCTTAACTGTTCGTGTCTCTGTTGGTGCCGTTTTAATTACCGTGTCTGAAGTATTAATGGAATATAGTACTCCGGTAAAAGAGTTTCCAGCAATTGTTGGAGGTACTCCTCCATACTCCGTTGCAGAAGTGCTTGTACCCCTATACCTTGCATTTATCCACCCTGTTAGTGTATAGTTACTATCCTGTACTGGAGCCGGTTCAGGGTGTCCTGTTAGGATACTTTCCAGATTACCTGGGTGTATTTTATTTTCTCCCCTGTCGGATTTCACGAGTATGTTTGAAGTTCTATCTACCGTTTTACTCCCATAGAGGGCGTTGTACTCACCTGTTAGAAAAGGTAACTCTGTACGAGCCGGTTCTATTATAAGGTCTGTGTTATAAGATTCGTACTCTGTTATATCCGGTGTTGGAGCGGGGTTGATTTCCGGTCTTAAATACTCATCTCCTATATTCGGGGCAATTGAGAAGAAATAGTAGCTTCCCACTACATCCCTGTCTATTGGAATATTAATACGGTCCAACCTAATAGTCGTGTATGTTCCTGCACCTGGTACCCTAAAAGTAAGTGCTGTTGCCTGTTGTAGTTGTTTTATATTTTCTTCTGTTATTCTTACCGAAATAGCATCTAACCTGTTTATACTGTCGTAAAGGTTATATAGTAGGTTAAAAAGAGTACCGTCGCTACCTAGTACAGGAGCGTTTGTAGGGTTTATGTGTAAATACTTAAAGGATTCTAGGTTCATAGTTATGTTTTTATCTCTGTTGTGGTACTACTTCTACGTAAGACTCTCCTTCAGCTGACTGGAATTCATATGTAAATGTTGCTGTATATGTTCCTACCGGTACTATAAGTTCACCTCCGTTTTGAGTTCCCGATGACTGGCTCGTACCTATTCCACTAATTGTTAGTTCTGCAGTTACTAGGTCTCCTGTTACTTTATAGCTTGCTGCCCTTAACTTAGTACTTGCTTCCGTAACCACTAATGTATATATACATATTCCTGCTTGTGTTCCTGTAAAGTAAATGTGTGGTATAACGTTACTTTCACATAGTCCCGAAGTCTTCGTCCAGGTCTGTCCTGAAACTAGTACCGGTATTCCCTGTACTGTTAGGGTAGTGTTAGCTGCACATGACAGTATACTATTGTCTTTTACCGTAATTGTTAGGGATGTCCCTGCAGGTTGTAGTACTGTATAGCTGGATGGAGATACTATTCCTTCCACTGTTCCCCCGTAGGATGCAGTATATGAATTATTAGTATTTACTCCAGTTGTAAACCATGTGGTTAAATCATATACACTTCCTGTAGTAATCGATACAGGTACAGTGGCTGTTACAATGTCACAATAGTTTGTAATATACCTCACTATGTGTTCACACCCTCCTATATCTGTTTTTGACCCTGTTATATAGTGGGATATGTAATTTATGTTTGGAGAAAATGTGTATGTACCTATACCTGTAGTTATGTCTACAGATGCACTCGTGTACAACATATTCGTAAGCGGTATTGCTGAGAAGTCTAGTGGTATGTTTCTTGGGTTACGGTTTAGTAAATATACTGGACTTCCTATACCTGTAATACTTAGTGAACATACATTTAAAGGAAACTCTGATATTAAAACTGCTCCGTAGGAATATGGTTGCGGTATTTCTACCTTATAGGGGTTTCTACTGTTCCACTCACTACTAGTCAGTCTTATCTTACTTCCCGAAAGTATTCCATCGTACTTAGCTTCCTGGTGTGTATGATCTTCTCTAGTTTCTATCCCACCCGGTGTCTGTACTCTTTCGTAGTACACCGTACTATACTGGTTCTGTGCTCCAAAAGAACTTCCAGTAGAACTTTCAATAAAAGCAGTGTCGATTGACCCCGTATATTCAGGTTGTGTTACCGATACTCTTACTGACTTTGCTTTAGATCTCTGTAGTAAGTGGGGTTTTATAATTATACCCGTATCTACCAGTGCTCTACCTGGTATAAAGTCCTTAACTATTTTGAAAATCGTATTATCAAAAAACTTAATAAGTCTTACATAATCTTTTATATCGTACCTATCTAGATTCTCCAATACCTGTATAGTATAGTGTTTTAAACCTGTGTAGGAATCTGTACCCAAATCTCTTGGGTCACCTATGTACGTATCAATATTAAATGTAATACTGGATGAAGAAACTATATAGTTGTCTATGTCTTGTGTTGGTGAAAAACCAACTTCTATGGTATGTAAATCATCCGTGTACTTCTTATCTCTTCTAACTATAGGTGTACTGCTTGAAAGAGTACTTCCTTCCACAATACTACCTGTATTATCCAATCTTATTTTTCCTAGTGACCCCGTATGATACCTGTAGTCCCCGTAGTAAGGACCTTGACTACTATTTACACCTCCATATGTCTTAATTGTAAGTATGTCTGCAGGTATACCGTAACAGTTTATTAACGACCTTAGTCCCCTTTCTGTACCCTTTGTTTTTAATAGTAGTGGTAGGTTATGATAAATTCTTTTTTGTACTTCCTTATTGTAGTTATCAAAAGACGAGGGTAATACCGGTGTATTGGTTCCGATCAAGGACCCTGTTACATACGTGTTTATTATTTCGTTTCCCGGTTGATATACTTCTCCTATAAAAGACCCTAGTAGGTTCTCGATTGAGTTATTAGATGTATATAGGTTCACTCCGAAGTTCCTTAGAACTTCTCCTACAAGATCTTTTGATATTCCATAATCTAACCTATTATCATTGTCATACTTATCCGTTACAGCCTTACCGTATAGCCATAGTATATCGAAATGCTGACCAATCATCAATACAAAGGTTAGGTAATTATCGTTATTTCTATCTTCCCTTAAGAAACTCGGTATACTGTTTATAAGTGAGTTTTGGTTTAAATTATCGTACGCGACCGCAACCCTATGTTGGTTTAAGTACCAAGAAATAGCTTCAGCTTCTGTGCTTAGTGTATTTTCGTACGGTTTAGTTGTGTTTGTTTTTGGCCAAGCTGTTGATGATGATTCGTAATAAAGGTACCTTTCGTAATGGTCAAAATTCCCTATAGTTCCTATAATAAGGTTTTCATACTGGGAAATACTCCCTGTTACCCCCTGAGATCCTGAAGTCGTTGCTTGTATTAGTAGTAGTCCTGCTGTATAGTTCTCTATTAGTTCCAACTTATACTTAAAGTTTAACAATCTTTCCTCTGCTGATGAGAAGTGTATAAAGTTTGAATACTCTGAATGTTCTGTAGAAAGTTCTATGCCTTTTTCTGCAAAAAGAGAATATATTTGACTGTTTGTATTATTAATGGGGTAAGAAAACAGGTCATTGTAGTTTACATATCCTGTTGGTACTACGTTATGATCTGATATGTCCAAATAAAAGTTTGGAGACCTTAGGGTAGGTGCTTCAATTTCATCAAAGGTTGTTGTTGATTCTATTTCAAAAATAACAGAATCGGAAACTATTTCAACTATTGACAGTGTTGATTTCTCTTCATACACTGTTGGTAAAGGTTCGTAAAGCTTTACTACCAGTGCTTTCTGTCCGTTTAGTAGTACCGTATCAATATTAATACCTATTAGTAGGTCATTATTGCCGAAATCTAATCTAAATTCACTAAAGTAAGAATGTGTAGTAAGTTTTACTTTTACTTCTTCTGTATAGTTAACAAGGTCATCTGTACCTAGTTCGAGGGTCTGTAACCTTAGTTCTGTTCTATCTGGGGAGATACTCTCTACATAGTGGGTTACGGTTGTGTTATCGGTACTATACAGATCTTTTGTAAAGTGATATAGTAGTTTTACGCCACCATATTCGTACCCGTACTTCTTAGTATCATCAACGGGATTAATAGTAATACTGGATGCCCCTGATTTGCCTGCCGATTCCGCACTTCCTAATAGTTTATAGTTTTTATAGTTATAGTAACTATCTAATAGTTCGTCAGATAGGGAAAGAATATGTAACTGTACACTGTCTTTTTGACTATTAAAAAGGTTGTTAAGTTCATAGTTTGTTATTAACTGTTTATCGGCTAACGAAAACTGCTCAAAACCTACTATGTACTCCGGTAACTCCTGATTAACTGTATATGTAGTGGTTGCCATTATTGTATTGTTTCTAAATCTAAAATCTGTTGATTAGCTAACAGTAGTTGCTGTCTTAGTTGTCCTATCTCGTCCAAAAGTGGTTGAATTTCTTCTGTTGTTTGTTGAAACCCCACTATCTCTACACTTCTCTTAACGAGATATTCATGTGAGTTTGTGTCACCGTTTACATCTATAAGATAATAAAGTTTTTCGTATAACCTAAACAGCTCCTCAGGGGTATCGTTTTCAACATCCTCTAACGGCTGTGTAAAGGTCATAAAATCCCTATTAACAACCTTATTAAATTCGGCAGAGCTAAAAACTAGTTTCCGTATTTCAATATTACTATCCATTTCTTACTACCTTAAAAATATTACCACTATCTACTATAGTTGTACTTCCGTCTATATCTGTCTTTATTACAATTCTATAGTATCTTTCCGGTTGTAAACCGTCCATATATGTGTCAAAAAACGGGCCAGATGTATCGCAGCTTACTTTTGTAAACTGTACATCAAAATCTACCACCATTTCTTCTGTATTATCATCTACTAGTCCCCAATAGCTTTCTCTGGGTAATGCGTAATTCTTTAGGTAAATAGAGTTTGTTGAAAAGGTCCTAGCCGGGTACTTTGGCCTAACTGCTAACCTAAATCTCTGCTTCCCACTACCTTTATACTTTCCACTATTGTTTATTATACCTATTGTTGATATTCCTGTTAATAACGTCTCTAGGCTACCTGTACTATATAGACTGTCATCCCACTTTATATTTAGTGAAGGTGGGTATATTGTATTCGTATCTCTACTATAATATTTAAGGTTTATTGATGCTGATGTATTATATTCAAGACTATCTTCTAATTTAATTATAAATCCGTTATTTTCAAGTGTCTCGTTATAGTGTTGTACGACACTGTTGGTGACGTCCAATTCAATATCGTGCGAAGAGTATAAACCGTGACTCTGTATTGATTCCATATTTACCCCTAACGAACCTGTAAACCATGTACCTCCACCTGTTGTTCCTGGAGTAAACGAACCTGTTACCCCTGTTTCAAAATTCGAATCTGCCCAGTTATTTGTTCCGCCAACGCTTCTGTAGAACCAACTAGCCCCTGTATTATTTGTTGGTAAATCACCGTACTTACCTGTACCGTTGTCCCAACCTGTGGATACCGGGTACCCGTATATCGTATACCCGAGCGGTATGTCGTATGCATCTGCAAGGTACACACATAAGCTTGCACTGTATTCTATGTTTTCTCCTACTTTATTGTCAATCAGATCCTTAAGTTCTACACTACTAAACTGTAGAAGTATACGACTTACGTTTGCTTTACCTACCGAGTCAAGGTGTCCCGCTATCTCTAATATCTCATCTCTACCCGTATTACCTAAAGGTATTTCCGATGAGATAAACAAATCTTTTTCCGGAAATAGTTTATATATTGCCATTTTTCTTTACTATAGTACTGTTATTCTTCCTTTTATATCTACTTCTGGAAATTTAATTTCGAATATCATAGGATCGTATGATGGGTATACTATGTTATTTCTCGTAGCCCCTTTTATGTCGTATGAATATTCTGAATAGTTCCCCCCTACCTTGTTTGTAATGTCTACTTTTTGAACTGTCTGAACTCCTTTAACTCGGTCTAGTGCTGCGTATATATTCGAGAGTATAATCGGTTGATTTATATTCCACTTTGTTATTTTAAAGTGATCTTTTACTACACCTATACACTGTAGTAGTACGTCCCCTCCCAAGTAGTTTGGTCTAATAATTAATTCAAAAGTAACACCTATATTTACTACAAACGCATCTTTTATATTAATTGCATCTGTTAGTAGCATATACTCTGATAAGTATGTTTTTAGGTTCTCTTTAAGACTTGTTGTAGGTTGTATAAGGTTTCTATTATTGTCGTAAGCTAGGGTATACATCGATAAAGACAGTGGGTTACTGTCTACTATCGAATCTACTGCAGAGTTACTGTTGGTAAGCTGGTCCTGTGCAATGTAGATTTTTCCTACTGATCCATATTTAGATGGAATAGAGAGGGCCCTTACTGTGTAATCCTGTAACGTTACAGCTCTTCCCTGTTCGTTGAAGGACCTTAAGGCATTTTGTCTTATTTCTTCAACCGTGTCACCGTCTTTACCCCCCGTTGCTGCTAATGGATTATTTACACTAAGGGTGTTTTCTTTACTACTGTTTCCCGTATTTGTAAATCCAGTTAGGTTTACAACTGTGTTTGCGGGTACATTTGCTGTAGCTGTTCCCCCTACGATGTAGTTTACTGTAAGTGTTGTGTTTGACGGAGCTATACCGTATGTACCTGTTACTAAGAAGTTTGTAGGGTCAAAAGCATAGCCTATTCTTGATATTCCCTGGTTTGAACCTATTCCCACGTTCGTTGGGTCCGGGGTAAGTATTTCATCACTTGTACCTGTAATTCCTGCACCAAACTGTATTTGTAATTCTCCTGTACCCACTACTCGTGTTGTAAATCTCCTAGGTACTCTTTGTAGATTTAACATATACGGTACTTTTCCCGAATCTGATAGTATATTTTGTTCATCTAAAAACACTGTATCTTGTCCTAGGAAAGGAACTTCGTACCACTTAGTATTACCTAGTTCTCCCGATGTTATCGATAATACACCTACAATGTTGTTTTCTAGTATTGAGAAGGTCTTAAACTTTTCAGCTCCACCCACTACCTCTGTTACTACTTTTATCTCTCCAGAAAAGGCTGTTACCTTTTTGGTAAACCTAAACTGATTTGGTTCTCCACCCATGTCTAAAGACTCTACAGTAACTGTAGTCGGATCATAGGAACTTGAAAAAGAAAAGTCAATAGGTTTATCTACATAGAACCTTGTCTGCCCCGTACTATTTGATGTTACCTGTGTTCCAGCTGCTAACTGTAGTACTTGTGTCCAGTTCGGTTGACCGTCGACTGCATCAACGAGATGTGAAAATTCCAACTCTACTTCCGATACTGTTGTAACTTTCGGTCTATACCCCATCATATTGGCCATGTTGTAGAGGTTACTTGGTACTTTAGCATACTGTAAGTATGTCTCCTGTAACTGAGTGTCTTGATAAAAAGATAGTACATCTCCCACGTAGGCAGCCATTTCAATAAACATCATACCCGGTGAGGTAGGAGAAAAATCGTTGTAGGTGTTTGGAAAATAGTTTTTTGCATACTCCATCAACTGAACTTTAAAGTCGGTAAAGTCTCTATTAACGTATTTTATATCTCTATCTTCAGCCATTATTGTTCAAAGTTTATTACTATTTCGTCCTCTATGTTTGTATTTTTTATACTGTACTTTAAGTAAAGAGTAAGTGAATTTGAATCCGGAGTAGAACCTGTTACCAGTTTTCTTATTTCTATATTCGGGAACCAACTGTATACTCCTGATCTTACTATCGCCTCTATCTCCACTTGTTTATCTTCAGTAGCTTGTGTAAACAACAGGCTTCTCAATCCTGCCCCTAGGTTTGTATTTAAAAATCTTTCTCCCGGTTCTGTTAAGAGAAAATTTATAAGATTCGATTTTAGTGCTTCCTGAGTGGTATATGTAGTATTAAATACCGAGGTTGAGCTAAATGGTAGTCCTACCCCTATACCAACGCTTGGTCTTAAATCTAACGGATTTCTTTGTTGTATTTCAAATGCCATTATCCTCCTAATCTTTCTTTATCTTTTTTAACCGATTCATTAAAAATAGCTGCAGCATTCTTAACAAAACTAAGCTTTGAAATATCGATTCCAGGTTCGTTCATTAAACTGTAGTCCACTGTAGACTGTCTCCCTATTCCCGGATCCTCACCGTGTTCTAATACTTTCCCCTGTTCCGAATAAGTAACTTGCATTTCTCTTCTCGTTTCATTGAGAAGGTCCATTATAGTATCTCCTGTCTTCTCCATACTTCGTGTTAGTGGACCGTAATCCCTGTATACCTGTTCTCTAGAACCTGCTTTTGCTACGGGCTTAAGGGTTTCGGATAAAATTGTCTCCATTTCCTCTCTTACTGCTTCCCTAACCGCTTTTTTTATTAGTTTACTAAATTGCTCTGTCTTCATATTAAATAAATAGTTATGTTCCTATATTATGGTAAGTAGTTATCAATCCGAAACTTTAACTCGTCAATAAGTACCTCTGTATTTGAACTAAAAGATGATGGACCGTATATTACCGTTATTCCCACCCCATCTTGTGCTATTGCATACCTCTTCGGTGCAATTGCCGGTGAATTTGGATCTTGCTGTATTAGTAGTTTGTATCCCTTGTATATTTCTCCCTGTTGCAAACTCTCTGAACTAATAGGGGGCTGTGCTATCCCCAGTATTTCTACTAAGTCTGCTGAGTTATTTCCTGTACTAGAAGCGCAGATTTGAATCGCTATGTCTACTGACTCTAATTTGTTCTTTAGTTTGACGAGGGTCGATAGTGTTGTATTTACAATTGAAAGAATTGCATTCTTTTCATCTTCTAATCTTGTAATAAGTTTGTCAAGCTGTATTAGTGTATCACTATACCTGGTTAGTATGTTAATTGGGATTCCAAGTCCTCCCGACATTGGCGGTATAATTGCTGTTGGAATTGGAATAGACTTAATAACCTTTACAGCTGCCTTTGCAGTTGTAATTGCTCCACTTAGTTTGTCTGCTAGAGAACTAAACTTACGTACCCTACTTTCAAAACTAGTAATATGCGTTATTAGTGTGTTACGTATCTTAATAATCTTCTGCAATTCCTTACTGTTAGGGCATTTATTTGAGAACTTCTTAAGAATATCTAATACTGTACTTTGTATTTGAGACACCAGCCTTCCTTTAAGTGTTCCTACCTGTCTTGCTATAATTCCCGATATGTTTGATTTACCTACCACTATTCTGTAAATACTTTATTAGACTTAAATTGCTTTATTCTAGTTTTCAGCGACCGTATTGCTGCTTCCAGTCCCGGTCCTGCAACATTTAGGTTCGTTACGGGTCCTCCACTTACCGAAGAAGCAGATGCCATTGCAGTAGCGACGTCCCTTAGTGAATCCAGTAAAGCGTTTATCCAGTTCTCAAACTGATTTCCCAGTATAAGGGGTTCCCTAGTTTCACTTGGTGAAGTTCTTGCTGCTTTACCTAAATAGATTTTACCAGCATCTAGACATATATACTCTTTTCCATCAAAATTTAGGGTATTTGCATTCATCCCTATTGACTTTTTTGCAGAAATAAAAGCGCTTTCGTTTTTTGCATTAAAATACAACCTTCCTGCATTTACTATTATTTGGTTTCCCCTATATTGATCCGGTACTGTTGGAACCTCCGTATAACTATCTCTTTTATCATTAGCTGACTGTAACGGTACTTTATGGTCTGAAAGTAGGTATATTGAATTGTTATCTTCGTTAATATTTTCTTCTACTAGTTTACTCCCACTACCTGTTACTACCTGTCCATTACTAATAATTACCACCGGTTTACCACTGTTTAAGCCATCTATGTAGTTTAGGGCAGTTCCTTTGTTTCCCCCAAACCTGATTGACTGTCCCTGTCTACCCTCTAATAAGGTGTCCCCGGGGTTAGCTTTAAGTGGGCTAACTGTCTTATCTTCACTAAACCCCCCCAGTAGACTCTCCTTCCACTCCAACTGTTTTGTATCTGGAGCTGCATTATGGTGCGGGTGATTCCAGATATTTACAATCCCGGTCCAGTAAAGAGATGTAACGGTTGGGCTTCCTAGTGTTTTAAAACTTGGTCCCGGTTCTAGGTAGACTATTTCACCCGGTAAAGGTATCTGCCTAATTGTACAGTTTCCTTGAGGTGCAAAAGGTAACCCATCTACATTAACTTCATCTGTAGGAACTGTAAGCATCCTGTAGAAAACTCCATTAATCATACTACTGTCTTTATAGTGGGGATCGTTAGAATCGAGCACAACGTGTACGACCCTTCCTACCTGTACGGTTGAACTCTTCCCTGACTTCCCTCCACTTCTCGAACTACCTATCGAGCTGGCATTCATGTGATACCTATACGCCATTACTCTTCTTTGTTTCCTAACTTACCTTTACCCAGTTCTTCTGACTGTTCCAAAATCTTAGCCAATTCTTCGGGGTCAAAGATATCTGAATATCCTTTCTGTCCACTGTCCATCCTTTGTACTATTGCAGCCATTTTAATTAGGTGGTCATCGTTTTTAATCCCTATTTCCATATACTCTTTTATTAGTGGTACGACTAGGGTAGCGTCTCCTAAACTTAGTACAAGGGGTCTTAGTTCCCCTATAAGTGCATTTATTTGTTGATCTTTCTTCTTAGAGTTGTCGTAAATCTCCTTTAATAGGTCTGAAAATTTCTTTTTACCGAAAATTGTTAATTCTAATCCCATGTCTATATTCTTTATCTTATAAATATCTTAGTTTTTATTACGTACTACGTAACCTGCTTTTTCATAATTACTATATATATCCCAAAAGATTTCTTTTAGTTTATTAATTACCCTCGTTAGTGTAGGTGTTTCACAGTCTGTCATTTCCCTAATGTATATGTATAGGGCTTTCTTTTTAAATATATCTAAATCGTAACGGGTTTTAAATAGTGTTAGAATTGCATCAGCAACTTCCTGTTCCTGTGATCTAATAAACAGCTCTTCCATATTTTCGTAGGAATATTCTACAAACATATCCACTAACTTCTTAAGGCTAATACTTCTTTCCGATTCGTAATTATGTTCGGTCTCGTATGAATCGTCTGTTTCTTCAAAAGTTCCTATTTGCTTTAACTTCTTATAGTTTATATTATTATAGTTTATTAACCACCGTTTTACTATCGTCTGAAAGTACGAGAAAGCTTTTGCTCCATTGTTAGGGTCAAATTTACATATCTTATCTTCGACTAACATTGTTACGACATCGTACTTTAGGTGTTCTATACTTTCCACATCTAGGTAGTAAAATTTAAAGGTATGTATAATATTTTCAGCCATTTTATAAAACGGTTGGTAAAGCTCTTTAGTAAAAATGCTATTCCTTAGTACAGGGTCAGAGGTTGAGTTGTAAAGTACAACAGCAGCCTCTGTTTCCGCAGTAAAGTAGTAATTACTCTTCTTTATTTTTTCCATAATCTTCCGGTAGACGGAAGGTGTTTATCGTATCTTGTATTTCTTTCATAAAATTAAAAAAAGTTCCAATTTCGTCATCTGACCTAAAAACACCTCTCTCGTCTAGTTTATCTATATATAATTTCGACTCCTGTATAAGATAAGAAACTTTCCTAAGGTAACCTACTTGAGATTCTATAACATCTTCTTGTTTACTAACCTTCCTATGTAGGTTATATACAAGGTAGGTTAAAACTAAGACTAAGCACGTTGACAATACTACCACTATCCACATATTTTTATTTATTTTTATTTATTTTTTACACCTAAAGACTCTTTCCACCTATCGTACTCTACTTTTGCAGCTAAAAAGTCAGCCTGGTGTAATATATAGGTAATATTACTTCTTAATTTTGAATCTGGATTATATGAAATATAGTAAGGTTTATTAACATCATCGTAAAGTCCATCATGTAACTTAATCGCCATATATTCATTCTGAGTCATTTTAATTCCGTAATGTTGAAGAATAAAAAGGGACCTATCTTGGATTAACATAAACTCTAGTTCCTTATTACTTGTATATCTTTCCCCTAATTTATCTATCCTCCACTGGTCTGTCTGTTTTATATAGTTCGGAGTGTCCTTTAGTCCTACCTTTCCTAGGTCGTGGTTAAGAGCTGCAAATACTAGTTCCTCATCTGAGAAGTTTATACTTGTTCCCATTCCTTCCCAAAGTTCCTTAACCTTTAACGAACACTGCACTACCCTATTAACATGATCTATATAGCCTCCTGGAAATGCATTATGAAATGAGGGTTTCCCTGAGGCAGGTGCTAATACGAGCGTATCTGCAAGGTCTTCGTACATTTCTAGTAACTGTTCTTTTCTTTCTCCAGTAACGAAAGTTTTAACTATTTTAAGGTGTTTTGCCCAATTAGACCCTATTTGCTCTGCTGTTAGTTCCATAAGACTAATCTTGAGATTCTGAATTTAATAGTGACACAATGTCCTCTAACTTCTCTAATATGGTACCTACCTTATTAAAAGCCTCATCATTTTCCATACGTCGAACAAGGTAACCTATCATCTTAATATCTGCCCCTAATCTTTCTAATTTTATTAGAACAACTCCTTTATTTCTCATACACTCCTATTATTATTATTATTATTATTATTATTATTATTATTATTATTATACTACTACACTACTTACCCTATCTTATTATATTATATTATATTATACTATATAGTAGTACTAATATCCTATACTACTAAAATATAGTTATAAAATAATAAAAATAATTCTAATAAACTACTGCGGTTTTTCGGGGGGTTTCGGTACAGTACCCTCGCGCAAATAAGTAATATATACATCACCCACCTAGTAACTTTTTTTTATGGGAACCTTAACGACAATATTTCCTGCACCCTCTAAAAGTATACATTGACAGGCTAGCCTTGAGGTAGATCCTAGTGCCTCTACCCTCTCTAGAAAATATATTTCTTCAGGAGTAAGGGGTTCTAAGTACTCGTCTCCCTCTACTACGTAGATATGGCAAGAACTACAGGCACAATTGCCCCCGCAGTCGTAATCTAGATCTATATGAACTTCTAAAGCTACTTCAAGTAGTGAGTTATGTGGAAGAACACTGTCGAGAGTGAGACTGTTAAAGTCTTTTTCTTCATAATTGAATATTACTTTATACATGTGTTTATTTAATTTTAGTATAGTATAGGTTCACCTACTTGGTACATTGCTCCTACCTCTCTAATCTTATCTATAGCTTGAAAAGGACTAAGGGTAAAAAATTCTCTTTGATTGCCGAGGTTAGTAGACTGTCTTAGTACTTGAAAGTAACTATGAACTTGCTGCTCTATCTTAAGTGCACTTCCCTTTTTTACAGGTAAAGCAAAGATAGGTTCCCATTCTACTAATGTCGAAGTTGCATTTATACCTGCTACTCTCTTCTCTACCGTTGTAGTCGTCATACCTATTTTTACTATACCTGGGTATCCTTTATTCATAAGTACGTAAACGTACTCTATTTCGTCCTGAACTTTCTCCACTATTATACTATTCTCGAGTCCATGTAAATATCTCCAGGAAAAATGACCCGGATCTAAAACCTCTATAATAAACTTACACCCGAAGAAGGATACTACTTTTTCAATATTAACTTTCGTTGCTCTGCTTTGTAGTATTATGAAGTTATCTTTCCAAGACTTGCCGTTAGTGTGTAAAATAGGTTCCAATGAATCGGGGGACGCGTCAACGATTGTAATGTGTCCGTCCTCTTCGAGTTTTAGTGCTTTAGAAAAGCTTAGTTTTTCTTGATACATACAATATTATTTAAAAAAATTGTAGATAAAGTAGGTAACGAAGAAAAGGACGTTTAGCGGCCAAAGCAAAATAACCCAGAAAATCTCGTTAGTTGTGTAAGGTTCCTCGGTAGTATAGTTCCTAATCGTACGGTCTATTAAAAAAGCAGTAGTAAGTCCGATAATTATGTAAACGGTTATTTGTGAAAATGTTGATAATAGCATAACTTTTTAGTTTTTAATTTGTATAGAGTTAAGATAGTAAAACTATTACGGGGTACCAACTTTTTCTTGGAAATAATCGAAATTCTTTTTTATAATGATACACTTTTCATAATACTCTTTTTCTTCAAAGTACCTTAACATTTCTGAAAATATCTGATTAATTACTTCCTCTGAGAAGTCTTCCTTAAGGTATGAGACCGTTTCTCCATCAATCTCCTTAATTCTCCCCAAGTAACTAAACAGTCCCGTAAAGTAGTTCATCTTTAGGTCCGCCTCAAGGTTAGAGAAGGTTTCTCCGTATTTATGTTTATAAAAGTTGTGAACAAAGGGGTAGCTGAGAATACCTTTTATTACAGTCCCTAGTAGAATATAGGGTGACCCTAGGAGGTCTTCTGTGGAAAGATCTTCATTAGTTTCAAAAATCGAAAATATTTTATCGATATTCATTTAATATAAATATGGTAAGATCCGGTATTAGGGAAAGTTGGCCAAAATTTTTTTTAGAATCTAGGGTTGTGTACCTGAAAGGTATTTACTATATTGGTATAAGAAAATAAGAGGAAGTTCGACATATAGAAGTTCATTGACATATTGATAATAAGGAGGAGAAACAGTTGAGAGAGGTGGGTAAATATATAATGAGCCCGTATTTGAAAAATTAGAGAAGTATATTAACCAGTAGGGGGGCGGAGACCCGACCCTAAACCCGTTGAGTTAAATTAACTCTCATTTTTACGTAACCTTGACCTAACCTTGACGTCAGGTGGAAAAAAGAGGACCTAAGTCCCCTTTCCCTAAAATACTACTTTATTCTCCCCAAAGTGCCAAGTCCTCAAACTTGTGAGTAACTTGGATCTTTTTTCCTAAAATGAACCTGTAGGCTGTAAAACTCTTTTTACCTACCTTTAAAATGTTAGCTTCGTAATCTACCATGATGTTCCTTGTTAGGTCTGTAGTTTTATAAACTCTGCTTATTGAATCAACTTCCATAAAGAAAGTACTAGTTGTAAAAGGTAACTTAAACTCTGCCCCTTCCATAAATTGTTCTCTTGTCATAACTTTTATTTGTTTAGTTTTTATCTCCTTATTAACTTACCTAAAGATAAGCTATTACTTTCAGACCAACAAACCTTTTTATAGTTATTTTTAAAAATAAAAGGAGCTACTAACTAAGTAACTCCCTTCTTCGTTCCTTTTATTTAGATATATAAGGACCTTACTTTCTCTTCTACTGACATCTTAGATACTTTTACGTCGTACATATTTGTTACATATTCCTTTCCCATTTCATATCCCATCCTTAATGTAATGTGACTCCCTGATTCGAATCTTATAACCACAGTGTCGAAATAGCTACTTCTGTTTCCTCTACCTCCATAGTGCGTAGAGCCTCTATCTTTCTTAACTTCTGCCTTAGGAAATAGTTCTTTATATTTCTCCATAGTCTCAGTGATAATTGTAAGCTCTTTGTTGAAAGCTCTAAACTCTACCTGTGCTCGTAGATTCTTTTCTTTCAACTTACGTAATAATGTAACAGCCTTAAGAGCTCTGTAGCTTCCTGTTATTGCTGCACACTCTAATTTATCTCCTTCCTTACCTACGCTCGAACTATTCTGAACTATTCTATTCTCTCCACTATAGTAGTACTTGTAGAGCAATCTTACACTTCCCTTACTGTGTAAGGATGTTTGTGTGTTACTAAATTGACTATCTCCATATCCAAAGGACCTTTCCTCAGTCACCTCTTCTACAGAGTGGTCGTTAGTGAAGTCTAGGCCCTTAATGAAGCCTGCACCCAATAGTTCCTTTTCTATAGAAAGGTAATTGTCTACACAGGCATTACAAAACTGTTTTGAACACAGAACAAAATCATCTACACTCCTCTGTTGGTCCAATGTTAAGACCCCTAAATCTAATTCTAATGTTTTCATAACTTTTATTTGTTTAATTTAGTTACTAGTACCCCTTACTACCAACACCCTAAAGATAGTAAAAAGAAAGCAGACTAACAAATAATCTGCTAACTTTTTTTAAATTATTTTATGGTATTTTTAGATTGATAAAATAGTTGATTCCCAATTTTTAAAGATTGAGAAGGATCGAATGCTTTTTTTTCATTTGCAAGAAAAGAAGAACTGTAGAAAATTTTCCCATCAAATTTAAGAGTGTGTTGTAATTTTTTAATTGTTTTCATAAGGTTTGTTTGTTTAGTTTTTATCTCTTATTAACTTACCTAAAGATAAGCCTTTTCCTTCTAACTACCAAACCTTTTCTCTTATTTAGAATGGATATGTATAAGGGAAAGGTCCTTAGAGCTTTCACCCTAGGACCAGCCCCAACTAAACAATATAGGTTATGAAACTATATATCTCTATTCCTTATCTTTAATATCCGATTAATTTTAAATCTATCTTCAGGACCCTTATCTCCTGCCCTTCCTTCGTCCTCAGTATTCCAGAATCTCCTACCTTACTGACTAACATACCTATTGTAGGTCCGTCAGTGTAGATCATACCTACCACTGGCTCTTTAAAGCCTTTTCCTTTCTTTGGTTTTAATTTCCAGCTTCCTCTAAAGTCTCTTTCACTCATATGGTCCTATTTTTAATTGTGAGTAATTGTCCCTAATCGTCGTCATACCCCAAAAAGAAGGAATGATGACCGTTATACTTTCCTTCTGTAGTCCAAAGGACTGTTAAGGTAAAATTATCTTCTGTAATTAACATGGTAAAGTCGTCTCCTTTTTCCTGAATTACATCTTCCCAATCGTCATTAAATTCCTTTTGAAAAGAATTCTCTGCACTGTCTACGAAATAATTAATATTCATCATAACTGTTCTTTTTTATTTTACCTAAAGATAGTAAAAGAAAGCAGACTAACAAATAATCTGCTAACTTTTTTTAAATTATTTTAGTTCACATATTCCCTATTGTAGAAACAGAATCTCGTTCCCTCATACTCTGAGTCTGAGTTTAAATTCTCTTTGATAAAACTATACTTAAATCCCCTTTCCTCCATTTTGGTTTTTACTATATCTTTTTGAGTAGGATCTAAATATACTTCACTAAATTTTACCCCTACTCTTCCTTTAGGGTAGGTATCTGAAAAGACCTTCCAATAGTTAATTTTAATTCCCAATTCCCCTAAAATACTTTTAATTTCTCCTGTAACTGTTCCTCTTTTCATAACTTTTATTTATTTAATTTAGTTAATAGTAACTCTTACTACCAACACCCTAAAGATAGGTTATTTACTTTAGACTAACAAACCTTTTTATAGTTATTTTTAAAAAGATAAAGTTACTCCATAAGTTCCCTTATTGAAAGTATCGTATCCTATCCCTACTCCTACAAACCTAAGTACGTTATACCTTATAAAAAGACCCACTAAAGGCCTATCATTTCCCAATACCTTTCTATTCCCTATAAAGGTTATGTTACTTCCTACTCCTACTCTACTACCTACTATAAAGTCTTCTACCTGAAAAGCTACTATTCCATATATTGCTTTATTTCTAAGTGGAGTGTCTTCTATTATATTCCCTGTAAAGCCAGCTATGCCAAATCCATAGACCATCTTCCTTAATTGTATAGCTATCTCACCCCCTGTAGTATCTTCCGTTCCCTTATAGACTGAAAATTGTGATGGAAGGTAATCTTCCCCTGGAGTATAATACTTGGGGCAGCCCTGTCCAAATGTTACTACTGTTAATAAGAGTAGAATTAAGAATATTGGTTTATTTTTCATAGTTTGTTTTATTTGTTTATTTCGTAAAATCCTGAATCTCTTTCTAACTTTACAGTCCCTTCAGAAGATAAGGTGTATAGTTCCTTCCCCTGGATACCTGACCATATAGTATCGTTTTTATCAATTGATACTAGTTCCCCTGATATATCAAGTCCAGTATCCAACCAATACCTTTTACCCACCTCTAGGTCCCTTCCTAATAATCTTTTCATATTCCCCTATAGTTTTATTAGTTCCCTCTCTAGCAACTCTCTCATAGATTGCCTATCATCAATATCGAAAGATTGAATGTATGCTGAATTCATTATAGATTCTATAGCAGCTTTAACTCCTGTAGGGAAGATATCCAATATAATCCAATCCATTCCATTTAGGTGATCAGAGCCTTTCTCATTAGTGAATATTTTTGTCCCAATATCATCTATAACGTTAAAGGAACGTCCTAACTTCGTACTAACCTCAGGTTCTATATTAAATGCCTCATAAATCTTTCCTGAGGTTATCCAAGGACGAATATTACCTACCGGTGCCTGTATTCTCATAACTTTTATTTGTTTAATTATATAGTTAATAACTCTTATTAACACCCTAAAGATAGGTTATTACTTTCAGACCAACTAACCTTTTTATAGTTATTTTTAAAAAAAAGAAAACCCTTTATCTCCCTTCCTTCTCTACTTCCTCAGTGGACTCTCTTCCCCCTCCTGGAGCATCGTAACTCCCTTATCTCTACCTTCTCTCTCCTATGGTCCTATAGGTGTAGGTACAAGTATAAGGCCCCACTTCTTTTGTAGGGAATTACTGTTTTATAGAAAGGAATTAGGAACCCTAAACCCTGCCTTACGGATTAGAAGAACTGCCTCTTTCGGTAGGTCAAAAACTCCATCGTAATCTACTAAGGTTTTTCCTTCAAAAACTAATCCTATTCCCTCAACATACTCACCACCGTTAACAATCCACTCTATAAAAGAAGGTTTGTTATTACTGTCCCTAAAAAGTTCCATCTCTGAAGTTTTCTTTCCTAAAGACCTATTAGAGTACCCGTTGTCTACAAATACCTCTGTCTCAAACGATGTCTCTAGGTTTCCTTGACTGTTTACTGTGTATTTCATAACTCTTATTTGTTTCTGTTATTAGCTAAAGATATGACCTTTCTTCCTAACTACCAAACCTTTTCTCTTATTTAGAATGGATATAGATTAAGGAAATAGTTGGTAGCCTTAGTTAAATTTACTATCTTTAGGTAAGTTAGAGAAATAGCTTACTAAGGGTTATGGGGCCTGGTCCATAGGGGATCGGAAGAGTGGACGGATCTGTACCTCCCTCTCTCCCCCCCAGGGTGGCTGAGGCTCTGCAGACGGCCTGAGGCTCTCGGAGGCCCGGAGGGCAGGCCTAGGAAGGGCTCTCTACCTCTTGTGGGAGAAAAAGGAATGTAGGTTAAAAAGGGAAGTAGGGTTTAAGGAAAGTATCTAAGTTTCTCCCCATACCTTAGTAGGTCCTAGAGGATTAAGGGGCCACCCTGACATAGGAAAAAGACCCTGAGTAATAGGTCGAGCATCTAATATACTCACATTGACAATAAGAGCTAATTCAGTACCCACAATAGGTATTTTCCTCCTACTAAAGCTAAAAGTCTCTGAGGCTATTTCTTTTTCCTATATAAAAGACCTACTACGTTCCTACATTCTTATACGGCTCCTGTCCGGGTAGTTAGTAAGTCAAGTAAAGTAATGGAGAACATTCCTTTTGACATAAATAAATAGGTCTCTTTTACCTTTCCAAGGGGGAAGGGTTTTCTTTAGTGGGTTTGTAGGCCGGGTCTGTAGCGGGTGTAGGGCCGGGTTTAGGGCCGGGTTT